CGAAATTTAACACATTAACAGGATAGAAATGTACGACAGACAACCAAAAGAAACAAATTTTAATGATTACGCAAAATTCGTAGTCAGCACTACATCAGCAGAAAGCCTAAGTACGCTTAAAATGGCTGAAAGACTAGTAAAACTAGGAGTAGAATCAGAGACTGAGTGGTCTCAACTGCTTACAGCCTCCATAGGTATGCAAGCCGAATCAGGAGAGTTCTCTGAAATAATCAAAAAGATTATATTTCAAGGCAAACCTTATAACGAAAGTGAAAGATTTCACTTAAAACGAGAGCTTGGCGATGTACTATGGTACTGGATTCAAGGTTGCACAGCACTAGGGTACACTCCACAAGAAGTAATGGATGAAAATATTAGGAAACTCGAGAGTAGATACCCTAACGGCTTCGAAGCAATTCGTAGCGAAGTAAGACAAGAAGGAGACATATAATGATGAGAATATTAAATACCCTTTTACATGACTATATGCATGAAGGCAGACAGTGTCAAGTATGGTTAGATGAAGATGGTGTATTCGTTACAAGACACTTTGAAGGCAAAATGTGGGTTAAAGACATAACTCACTATGGACACAACGAACGCTGGGCAGAAGATGCCGCAGACAACTGGGTAATGAGGGTAAACTCATGATAGATGTATTTATGACAATATTTTTAATACCTTTTTTTGCATTTAAGTATACATTCCCTATAGTATGTTGGTTTTATGCAATAAACTTTTTAGTAACATCAGACACATGGTTTGAAATGTCAAGGAAGATAAAAGACAAATGGCAATAAAACACAAATTCAATGAGGATGTAATCCTTACTAGACTTAAACACTACATAGACAGTACCTATGCTGAACATTATGGACAAGGAAAAATTCAGACAACTGAAGTTACTTTCGACTCTGGACATGGAGAAGGTTTCTGTATTGGAAATATACTTAAATATGCACAGAGATTCGGAAAGAAAGAGGGTAGAAATGAAAAAGACTTATATAAAGTTATACATTACGCAATAATATTACTTGGACAAATGGCAGACAACGATATTCGTATAAGAAAACAAGATGCTAAAAAGTTTGAAGATCATATGCAGGAAGGTGCAGAATAGTGGCAATCAGAAAGAAAAAACAAGAAAAGCTAGACTATGATAATATACAGCGAGTATCTGATGCTCTGTCTGCTATACCACCTGTAACTAAGAAAGAAGCCTGTGAAATGCTCAACATATCATACAATACTACTAGACTAAATAGAATTCTGGAAGATTTTAATGATACTATGACTCACAGAGCTACAAGAAAAGCTCAACTAAAAGGAACAAAAGCAACTGATATGGAGATAAAGCAAGTAATAGAGTCCTATTTAAATGAACAACCTGTATCAGAAATTGCACAGGGTATGTATCGTAGTTCTACTTTTGTTAAGAACATAATTAACAGAACAGGTGTTCCATTAAAACGCCCAAAAACAGAACAGGGTATGAGACACAAGATAGGATTTTTACCCGAAGAATGTGTATCTGAGACTTTTGAGCCGGGCGAAAAAGTTTGGTGTGCAAGATACGACTTACCAGCAATAATCGAAAGAGAACAAATAGCTAGTCATGACTTTGAGAAGTATGCAAGTAAATGTTATTTGATTTATGTAATAGAATTAACAAATTTTGAAAGTCCTTACTTTGGCTTTCAAAAAATAGGTGGGTTTTATTCCCACCAACTAGCCTGTGATTTAGGCAGTTTAAAACACTTAGAAAAGTACGGCGCGGAAATATAGGGAGAACAACACATGGAACCATGGACAGTAATACTGTCTCTCTGGTTAACTACATGGCTTATGCTAGTATGGAGAACATACCCTATTAGTATGCGCATGATAAGTAACAGTCCGAAAGGATTAATTATAACTAAATGGAGATACCTACACTTTGTAGTGTATGTAGTATCATTATTCGCAATAACGCCATTTATATCGCAAGTCGCTTTTTCAGATAGACTGCGTAAAAAATGGGTGATAGCTTATGTTAATGGTATATTAGGGAGACAAAAATGAAAGAAGTATTAAAAAGAGCTTTAGTTGCCAAATACACTGGAGAATTAGCTGAAGCCAATGCAAATATTGCTGTATATTTACGCAATCCTTCAGGGATTGGTGAACATTCAGATATAGTTGCGGCTATAAATGAACAAGTAGAGAAAGGCGCAAATGCCAAGGAGAAACTTGAATTCATCATTAGCCTAGACAGTTAAGGAACTAAAAAATAGTTCTTGACTTAGCGTCTATTTTTCTGTATAATATTTATATATGGGAGATAGATTTTATCAACAACAACTCGATAAGTTCGGCACTTGTGCAGGATATCGAGGTACAAAAAGGAGAAGGCGCATGGCATGGACAGACGAATCCAAAGCTCAAGCCGTTGAGATGTACACAGAAGCAGAGGCAACTCCAGAAACAAGTATGGAGATTGTAAAAGACATTGCTGACGAACTAGGCGAAAGCCCAAATGGTGTCAGAATGATTCTTACTAAAGCTGGCGTGTATGTTAAGAAAACTCCTGCAACTGGTACAGCCAAAGCCTCAGGTGGCGGTAGTACTAGAGTAAGTAAAGCAGACGCAGCTCAGTCATTGAAAGATGCATTGAGTGACGCTGGTCAAGACATTGATGACGACATCATTGACAAATTGACAGGCAAAGCATCAGTTTACTTCGCAGGTGTTATCAACGCAATAACAAAATAAGTTAAAAAAATAACGATACTGTCCATTACTAAAGAGAAAGAGCTTTCTTAATAGTAATGGAGTATCATAGTGAAAAAATCTGAGTTCATCAGAACAGTAACTAACTGCGGAGACGCAGTTATAACATACAGAAGTACAAACTCACGAAAACTAAAGTATAATGTTTGCACATTAGACTTTGACAATAAGTATATACAGAGTAAGAAGAATCGAGCCAAAGAAACTGCGGATTCGGTTTTATTATTTTGTTGGGATACAGACTCTTATCGTCTGTTGATACCTGCTAATGTAACTAATATTCAACCCCTTAGTTCAATACTGAGGAACAAGCGATGAATTTACATGAAGCACCCGAGATGTATGAAAAAATTATTTCGGAAAATGACACAGGTACAGAACAGATTAAGTTGACAATCAATACTTTTCGAGACATTGAGTACTTACATCTAAGAAAATATTACCTTGACTTTGATGGCGATTTTAAGCCTTCCAAAGATGGGGTAGCAATGAAGCTGGATTTTGAAAATTCGAGAGGATTATTTGAAGGACTAGTAGAAATATTATCGTTAGCTGAGGCTAAGGACATATTGGAGTCTCACTTCAAAGATGTCTTAGATCAAATATACCTACCCTGAAAATAATTCTTGACACGGCTTCAAAAAAATAGTATAATATACAAATGAAAAATTTAAAAGCAATATTACAACAAGCATCAACCGACTATTATAATGGTAATCCTACCATGTCGGACACAGCTTTTGATAAGCTAGTAGAGATTTCGGGTTATGATGAAGTAGGATTTTCATCTAACAGTAATCGAATACCTCATCTACATCAAATGTACTCATTGCAAAAAGTTTTTTCAAATGAGATTGGCACAAAAGATCCGTTCAACAATTACAAGGGCTCAGTCCTTGTAACACCCAAGTTAGATGGAGCTGCTGTGTCATTATTATATGTCGAAGGACAACTACTTCGTGCGTTAACAAGAGGAGATGGTAAGCGTGGTTTGGATATAACAGACCACATGTCTACCTTAGTTCCACCACATCTAAACTTTGATGGTATGGATGTTCAGAACATTGTTCAAGTTACAGGCGAAGTCGTTGCCCCTAAGACTATCAAAAATGCTCGCAACTATGCTGCGGGTGCACTCAACCTAAAATCAACAGACGAATTCAAAGAAAGACAACTCCGTTTCATAGCTTATGGCTTACAAAAGAGTTGGAATAGATTATGGTCTGAAGATATGTTATTTTTACAAGACTCGTTCTTTTGTACTGCTACAATGAGTAATTGGACTCAGTACCCAGATGACGGACTTGTATTTCGCATAGACAATCATAAAGAGTTCGAGACTAGAGGTTACACCTCGCATCACCCAAGAGGAGCATACGCTCTCAAACAAATACAAGCAGGAGTTGAGACTACTCTAACTGATGTTGTCTGGAATGTAGGAAAGTCTGGAGTAGTAGCTCCAGTAGCAATGTTAGAACCCATAGAAATAGATGGCGCAATGGTTAGTAAAGCAACTTTACATAATATGCGTTATATAACTGACTTAGACCTAGAAATAGGTTGCAGAGTAGAAGTTATACGAAGTGGAGAGATCATACCTCGTATAGTTCGGAGAGTTTAGTTGGTAGAAACACATTCAGCAGCCCTTGTTATTCTTATCGTCCTAGCAGTAGTAATATACATATTACGCTGGTGGGTTGATTTATGAGCGGAATATACAATCACACTTATTTTGATAACCATCCCGAAGAAAAAGATAGGGAAGGAGTTATGTACGGCATAGTATTAGTTAATAAGAGAACTTTCAGGAGAGAATGTATAAAGGTTGGAATAGCTAGTGGGAAAGATTGGCGGCATATTATAAAGCGTAGTAGAGGTTTTAAAGGATATGATATTCGTATTCAA